TTCCTCTGGACACTCGGTGTTCCCCGGCGCCTGGCCGCGGCATCCCCGCTCGCCCACCTCGAACGGCTGGTCGACCGGGATCGGGTTGTCGTAGTAGGTGAAATGCGCCTCCCGGTGGCTCTCCCGTTCCCGCCCATCCAAGGCCGCCAACCAGCCCTTGTACATCACCAGGCCCGCCGCCGACGCCGCCTGCCGTGCGCCCTCCTGATTGCCCTTTTCGCTCGCCTTGTGCATCTCGGTCCGGGCGATCCGTTCCCGCTCGAATTTGCTCTTGCGCACGTCAAACACGTTCGAGATCCGCGTCTCGATCTCGTCTCGCACCCGGTCCACCGACCAGCCGCCATCCCGGTCCGCCTCCTGGAGGATGTCTCGCAGCGCCGCCGCCATCTGTTCCTGGGTCGTCTCGTTAATGTCGCTGGCGAACCGGATCCGCATCTCCAGGATCGCCCGCTGCACACGCGGATCGCCCATGTCGAACGGCGTGTCCAGGTCGAACCGCGCCATCTCGGCCTGGCCCGAGGCCCGCACCACGTCAGTGTAGAAAATCTCATAGGTCAGCGCAAACCACGCATCCCACTCGGCCTTGTCAAAGAACTCATCGACCGAGGTCGGGTAGCCTGGTGGTCGCTCCTGTTTAGGCTGCGCCAAATAGTCGACCATCTTGCGTGCTACCGTCGCCGCCTTGCCCTCTTGCAACGCCTCAAGTACCGCCTCCTGCTGCTTGCCAAAATCGGCCAGGAGCTTGGCCGCCATCCTGCGCTCGTGCGGCATATAGCGCGCCGTACGTTCTCGCCACAGCGCCTTGTGTTGTGGCGTTCCGTATTCCGGCACCGCCGCTTTGGTCACCGCGCTCGTCGCCGCGCGCTCTTCTGGCGCAGCCGTTGCCTCTGTGACCGGCACCAGGCTGAATCCAACATATCCCACATCGCCGCCAGCAACCTCACCGATCCCTAACCCCAGCCGTTCGTCTAGTACATTGAACGGCACGCCCATCTCCCACAACTGGCGCGCTTGCGCGATCTTGGGGCCATTGTCCTGTTGGAGCGCGCCCACGCCGCTGGTGTCGGTCACGATCCGCTCGCCAGGCCGAAGCATCTTGCGCCGCTTGCCGAAAAAAGCCGTTAGGGTGCTGTCCCGTCGCCGGATCAGCCCCATTACCGTCATCGTCCAGAACCAGCGGTGTGCTTTTTCAAAATTCTCGAACGTGTCCCGTCCGTACCCCATCACCTCGTCCGGCACGCCGTACAGCCCGCCCACCTCGTCGCGGCTCATTTCGCGCTGCTGTACCCACTCCAGGTCTTTAGGCGGCCAGGAGAACATCTTGATGTCCGTCACCCCGTCCTCGAGCACGATCGGCAAATGCCAGTTCTCGTACCCCTGAAATTTCTGCAACAACTTTTGCTCGTATCCCTCGCGCTCAGTCGGCGTCAGGCCCTGCGGCGCCACCAGCGCATAATCGGGCCGCGCGCTGTGCTTAAAAAATGTCTTGGCCCAGCTCTGAGCAAATATGTCGATCGTGATCGAGCTGCGGATCGCCCTGGCCGGGTTCAGGCCCCGCCACGGGTTCAACGGGTTGGGAAATTTGCTTTGGCACATCTCTTGCGCGTCGATCTCGATCTGTGCCTCGTCCGTGCTGCCTCGTGTCGGGTCATACAGATATTTGAGCACCGTCGGATAGTGCAGCCCTCGCTCGGCATCCGGCACGATCCCCACCAGGTCGGGCCGACGCGGCCAGATCTCGACCGGATTGCCGCGCCCGTCTGGCACGAATTGGAAAAACGACTCGCCGCCGATCAACATGTGCACGCACCACAGGCCCCACAGGTCGGCGGGCGTCAACTCGTCATTCACGTACGCGAACAGCTCGGTCAGCGGATGATTGGCCAGCGTCTCACCGTCGGCATCCACCACCACCACCGGCAGCGGCGCCATCGCCTCAGTGATGACGTTCACCGCTTTTTTGACCCACACGTAGGCGGAGTAGGCGCGCGCATAATCGACGAAACTATCTAACTCGGCCTCGACCCGATCCGCGCTGCTCTGGCTCAGCACGTGCACCCGATCCCGCAGGTGCACCGGGAGGTGTGTGGTCGTGCCTTTCATCAGGTTTTGTACCCTACTCCACAGGTCGCCCACGCCTCGCCTCCAAATATCCCAGCCGCACCGTCTGCGCCGCTATCACGACGCCACGCACCACCGCCCCGGCCGCATAGCCGACGGCATAAAACGGTATCAATGCCAGCTCAATCAGTCTCTCGCGCATTCCCTGCCCCGCCGTACAAATAGGCAAATGCAATCTCGCGCATATCGTCGAGGTGCTTTTGCGTCGCCGCGAGCGCGCCAGCACTGCCCGTGCCCTCGGTCGGTCGCAGTCCGCACCGCCACAGCTCATCGATCAACTTCTGAGCATCGTCATAGCTGAGTGAAAAGGTCGGCAGCTCGGATACACCAACATCATCTTTTGACTCCATAACAACAGGCTGCGCAAAATAATGTTCACCCGTTCCTAGTCCTTGCACTAGCCAAAAATCAATCAATCGGCGCATCGGAGACCGCTCTACAACGACATCAAGCCTCTCTCGCATCATTCCTCCTGGTCATACAATCGCGCTTGGTCGACCAAACATAGCTATCTCCTTGCCCGCAGCCACGCCCAGTAACTCAGCGCGTCCGGCCCGTGGTCGTCGGTTTTGACCGGCTGTTCGTCCGGATCCCGTCCCGCCTTGCCCTGCGGGTACTGGTAGCCCTCTGTCATCTCGCGGATGAAATTCTCGCACCGTGGATGCACCCGCAGGTACACGTCGCCCTCTGCTGTGCGAAACAGCCGCCGCACCACATTGATCCCCTCGATAATCTTGCGCGTCGCGCCCCTGGCCACCACGTCCGCCTGGCGCCACGCCGCCGCCAGTGTCGCCGCGCTGGGATCCCCAACGGCGATCTCGATCTGATCGAGCGGCTCTCTCTTGTCCCCGGCCCGTTTGCGGTGGTTGGCCACCCGCGCCTTGGCCTCGCGTACGCACGTCGCCGGCTGATGCCTGCTGTGGTACTGTTCGTCGAAAATGTCGATCGACGCGTCCTTGCGCTGGATAAACAGGAACACACGCGGGTTGGTGAATCCGTCGTCGTATGCCACCTCGATCAGCCTCGTCTCGGGATCGTACTCGGCCTTGACCGTGATATTGTCCGGCCCGAATGTCTCGTACACCAGCCCCTCCGTAAACTGGACGATCTTGCCGTCCAGTTCCTGCTCGCGCATCTTGCCCACGTACGTCGCCAGCATCGACGCATAGAACAGCGGGTCCAGGTTGTGCCGGTTGTCGTGGATGCTGGCGAAAAAGTGCGCGTAGAGCTCGCCTTCGTAGCCCTCTTCCCGCAGCGCTTGCTCTACATCCTCGGGCACGTCGTTCTCGACAAACAGCTTGTTGGTCCAGTGCGACATCCCGCGCGGTGTGAACGTCGCCCACGCCGAAGGCGACGGCGAGATCCGCACCCCGCCGATTGCCAGGCGCCACCCCATCCCGCTTTTGTCCCGGCTCGCCTCGTCGTACCACAACCAGTTGATGTTCGGCCCGCGTGCGCTGTCCGGGTCTTTCAACCCCTTGCAATAGACCGTTGCCCCCGAATCGAAATGCAGTGTGAACGCCTGGCTCGGCTCCCATTCGTCCTCGCCCCGATATCGATCCCGTTCCGAGACGTGCTGCCACGGTATCCACGTTTTGAACTCGGGCCACGTGCTGAACTTGAAATTCTCGAAATCGGGGTTGATCACTGCCCCGTCCAACCCCTGCCGGATGCGACACAGTGCCTCCTGTGCCCCGGCCGTGGTCTTGCCCGAGCCGCGCCCCCCAAACAGGCCGCGAAACCGGGCTCCACTGTCGTGGAACCTGGTCTGTCCAGCCCCTGGCCGGTATGGATGTCCGTCTAGCCTCGGAAACCACCGCGCATCTCCAATCCACGCTCGCTCTGACAATTCACGCCGCGCCGCCGTCCGTATCCTCTCCTGCAGCGCCGTCCTCGCTATCGCCAACGAGGAGCTGCTCGAGCTGCTCATTGCTCAATCCGCTCAAGAACTGATTGACCACCCGGTCGCCGCCGCTTTCTGGCGTTGGCTGCAGCTTGCTCGCCGTCTCTGGCTCGGCCCACCTCATCAACGTGTCGGCGGCCTTGATCCGGTTGCCGCCCGCCTCGTCGTTCTGCATCACGTCCGCGAGCTCCTGTGGCGCGTCCGCTGCGTGCCTGGCCACGCTCTGCCGCCGCTGCCGTCGATAGTACGCCTCGATCCGCGCCGTCTCGTCGTCCATCCACTCGAGCGCGCGCTGGTAACACGCCTCGTACGCCTCGGCGATCAGCTCCTGGTGCCGCCATTTCTGGTACCAGATTGTTTCGCTGCATACGTCCTCCTGGCCAAACACCTCGGACAGCGGCTGCTCGTTGGCACGCGCGAACGCCAACTTGATCACCGTGGTCCGCTTTTTGCGCGCCCAGCGCCCCCGGATCCGCCGCAGCAGCGTTTTGAGCTCGTCTGTCAGCCACTCGTTACATTCCTCCGGCAGAGGAATCGTCATTCGATTCTACCTTCCGCCACACCCGCACGTAATGTTGTATCGTCTTGTCATACACCCGATGGCTGGTCAATACGCCCTGCTCTACCAACTTGTTCAGCCGCGAGGCCGCTGTCGTGTCGGTCACCCCGGTCCGTAGCGCATACTCCTGCGCCGTAATGTCCGACGCCATGCGCAACGGCGGCGACGTCAGCTCGATAATCTCGTCCAGGATGTCCCGTTTGCGGTCCTCGTCCATTACAGCGTCTCCTTTGTGCGCAGATCCAGCGTCTTCACAAATGGATATGTCTGCACCAACTGGCCATAGGCAATCTCGAAACAAACCAGACCATGCGTCTGCAAATAGGCCGACCGTGTCGCCTGGTGGCCGTGATCGCCCATGCCGCAGTACGATGGCAGTAGGCACATGTCGAACTGACAATACTGGCCACCGAGAGACTCGCGAATCGTCTCCCACACCCAACTGTGATAGTGGCCGCGCAGCACCAGCCGCGCCGGTTGCCGACCCGCCTTCCACTCGGTCGCGATCAAGCTCTTGAGATAGTAGCGGACCTGGTTGCCGCGCGTCCAATCCCGTATCCCCGCCCCTGGCCCGTGGTGCGCATAATCGATCGTCACCCCGCCCAGGTCTAGCAGGCCGTGGTATGGCGGTTGGATGTCCCGGTCTGGATGCCGTTCCATCAAGATCTTGGACACCAACACCTCTGACGATCCTTCTCCAAATACGTGGCTGCCCGTCCCTTTGGCCAGCCGCATCGCCGTCACATTCTCATATTCCAGCCACGGCGCCAGGTTGTCGACCGCGATCAAAAATTGGTCGGCCAGCCGGTCCGACACGAACAGGTTTGGGTATTTGACCCCCTGCGTCAGGTCGCCGCAGTGCAGAACGGCAATGTCGTCCCCCGCGGCCAGCTCTATCGTTTTGTCAATGTGCGATCGGTACAATTCCCACAAATAGGTTTGCGTCTTGGTCGGCGAGGGCTGCCACAACTCCATGTTGCCCTCGGCGTCCTCTCTCAGCAGCTCGGTCTCTGGATTCAGCAAGCCGACCTGACTACCCCCGTGCGAGTCAGCCATCGCCACCAGGATCCGCCGCTCAGTCATTCACCAGCGCCTTCCCAAGGTACTTGGACCGCATATGTCGTCCATCGCGCCAGCGCAGGTACCGGTACGGTCGGCCTTTGATCTCTTTGATCTCGACCCACGCCCCTGCCGGCGCGCCATCGGGCAGCGCTGTCCCCGCTCCAGGCCCCCCGCCGCCCTGGCGAATCATCTCGTCGATGAACGCCTGTAGCTTTTCGGCATCCGTAAGATCGTTGACGGCCTTGTCCAGCGCATCGGCATAGTCTGCGTATATCGCTTGCAGGTCCATCCTACAGGTCATACAATACCTCTTGGTTGACCACTATGGATCCACATCGATCAAAAGCTTGGCTTCCAAATCGTTGCCGCCGACCGTAAACTGCACCCGCACCCTGTACGTGTGGCCTCGTTTCCATCCAGAAATCTCGGGTAGCGTGATCACATCCCCAGCCGCTGTCGGGTCGCTGCCATCGGTCAATGTGTTGGTTACATCCGCTTCATTGTTGGACAAGTCCTCAATAATCAGCGACAATCCTGTCGGGCTCGATCCCCAGGGCGTGCTCGTGATCGTCCAGTTAACCGCCTCGTTCTCGCCAACGTATTGCCGGCCCTCTGCAAC